AGGGCAGTATCAAGTTGCAGGACAGCGAAAGCACAGATGCAGTAAGCATCACAGCAAAATATCCAGGAGCAAAGGACTTTGTAGTAACAGTCCGTGAAAAGCTCTCAGACAGCACTCTCAAAGAGTGCATTTTTTATGCCGGTACAACAGAGTTTGAGAAGGTGGAATTTGCCGCCGGAACAGACGAAGCTAATGCCCTTGTGGATGCACTGGCATCTTCCAAGAATTTCAAGGCAGAGGTTATCAAGTCCGGCACCGTAACATTACAGAACGTGTCTCAGTCCCAGTTTACAAAGGGAACTGATCCGCAGGTAACGAATGGGGACTACTCCAATGCGTTTAAGCAGGTAGAGGCGTATGAGTTTAACACAATCTGTGTCGATACCGAGGACACTTCGGTACATCTGCTTCTGCAGAGCTTCATCAATCGTATTTTTGATGCGGCATCTCTTACACAGGCGGTCGTTGCTGAGAAGCACACGGTAGACCTGGAAACAAGGGAAGCACACGCCGCTTCATTCAATGACGAGAAGATGCACTACGTTCTCAATGCCCATGTGAATGAGCAGGGTACGGAGATCGACGGTTATCAGACTGCAGCACGTATTGCTGGTATGATCGGCGCAGTAGCGGCAAACTCTTCGCTCACTCATACAGTAGTCAGCGGCTTCTCCGAGATCAAGGAAAAGCTGACAAACACTGAAATGATTGCTGCAGAGAAGAAAGGTTGCCTGGTACTCAGCTATAACAAGGCTAAGCAGGTGTGGATTGATAATGCAATCAATACCCTCATTACGCCGAAGGACAACCAGGACGATGGCTGGAAAAAGATTCGCCGTGTTAAGACTCGTTTCGAGCTTATCAGACGTATCAATACCACCTCTGACAACCTGGTAGGCAAGGTGGACAATGATACCAACGGTCGAGCAACTGTAATTTCTCAGCTGCAGGCAGTCGGTGATGCAATGAGAGAGGAAGGCAAGCTGGTAGCCTGCACAGTAAGCGAGAGTTCTGCTTACACAGCAGACGGAGACTCCGCATGGTTCGACATCGATGTGATCGACAAGGATTCTATGGAGCATATCTACCTCAGCTTTATTTTCCGTTTCAGCACCAATGAGTAGAAGGAGGTAAAAAGCGATGATTAGAAACGAGAGAGCCGCCGGTGATTCAAGACACGCACGTACCGGTAAGGACGGAGCGTTCTACAGTGAGGACGGCGTTTTACTTGCGACCGTTGATACGTTCACTTCCAACGTGAACTACAACAATGCTAAGTACAGTGTGCTTGGAGATGCACAGGAACATGAGACAGCCAACACATTTGCTGTCAGCCTCACGATGTCTCAGATCGTAGTAGAGGACGACCAGTTCTTTGTAGAGGTCATGGAGGCATTAGAGACTCAGATCCCGCCGCACTGGAACTTCCAGGGTTCACTTCTCGGACGTAATGGTTCTGAGGAGCGTGTGGTTTACAAGGAGTGTATTCCTTCCGGACAGATTGACATTCAGAATGTCACTGTCGGCGATGTTATCAAGAGAAACTGGAACTTCTTTGTCAACAGACCGCCTAAGTTACAGTCGTTACTCGGCGTAGACAGATAAGGAGTACCACATACGAAACCAGTAGGGGAGCCGGAGCGGTTCCCCTTTATTTAATCAAAAAGAATTGGAGGACATTCAAATGGCTAAAGAATTTGTAAAAGGCGTAACAGTAGGCGAGGCAACAGCTGAGGAGAATACTCAGCCTGCAGTAAGTACAGTGGAGACAAACGAAGAGGAAACAAAGCAGGTAATCAGAGCGAATGAGGAGGACTTCATCGCAGGTCTGATTGCGGCTGCAGATTTCGCTTCCGATGAAGAGGAAACACAGAGAATTGAGATTGTCAGAAACGGCAAGCTCGCTTTTGCATTCTCTATCAGACCTCTCGGCTCAGAGGAGTACGACAAGTGCCGTAAGAAATTTACAAAGTATGTTCGTAATAAGCAGCTCGGTATCAAGATGCCGGAGGACACAGACCGTATCAAGTACCAGTCAGCAATCATCCACAAGGCGACTATCGCAGAGGATAGAGAGAAGTTATGGGACAACAAGAAGGTATGGCAGGCGCTTGAAAGCAAAGGATTTCAGATTATGTCCGGCCTGGATGTAATCGAGTACACCCTTAAAGCGGGCGAGAAAGACCGTATTATTGATGCGATCGACACCCTCAGCGGCTACGAGAGCAACATTGAGGAAGTAGCAAAAAACTAATTGAAGCCGGGGGCAAGATGTGCTTGTTGCATCACATATTCCAAAAGACAGGAATAACCCCCGATGAATTTTACGAGAAACCGAAAGGCGTGCAGGCGTTCATGCTTGCGTCTATGCGGACAACCCTAGAATCACAGAAAGGAGGTAATGACGGTGGCGGAAACACTTAGAATCGAAATTCCTATTGAGACGGTCGATAATACCGATCCGGGAGTCTCCAATGCTACGAAGAAATTCGAGAAAATGGAACGAGCGGCCAATAGTGCGAATAGTTCAGCCAAGAAAGCGAGCGACACAGTTTCCAAGTTTGACAAGCAAGCTCAGAAAACCGAAAAGAGCCTGGCAAGCTGGGCGAAAGAAAAGTACGAAGTCCTGCTTGAAGCGAAGGAACGGATCAGTCCGGTACTCTCTACGCTGGGTAATGGGTTAAGGGGTTTTGCAGGGAAAACATGGAGCGTTACAATGCGAGCGATTGACCTCATAACCTCCCCGGTTCGAGGGATCATAAACCTGTTGAAGAATCCGATCTTCCAAGTCGGAGCGGTCCTGGGAGTCAGTATCGGTCTGAAAGACACGATAGAGACATACAAGGACTTCGAGGCCGCAATGTCACAGGTCCAGGCTATAAGCGGAGCCACCAGCACAGAGCTTGTCAAACTGACGAATAAGGCGAAGGAAATGGGTGCAACCACGAAATTCACAGCCGAAGAGTCAGCGCAGGCGTTTAACTACATGGCAATGGCTGGATGGAAAACCGACGATATGCTGAACGGTATCGAAGGCATTCTCAGCTTGGCGGCAGCTTCCGGAGAAGATTTGGCAACGACATCCGATATTGTTACGGATGCGCTTACGGCGTTCAATATGAAAGCCGGTGATGCCGGACACTTCTCAGATGTATTGGCAGCGGCTGCATCAAATGCGAACACGACAGTCTCCGGAATGGGCGAGACTTTCAAATATGCAGGTTCTATGGCAGGGTCGCTCAGTTACTCCATAGAAGATGTTGCCCTTATGACAGGCTTAATGGCAAATACCGGAATTAAGGGAACGATGGCCGGTACGGCACTCAACTCAATATTCACGAGATTATCGACGAACACCAATGGAGCGGCTGATGCTATGAAAGACTTAGGCATCAGCTTTTTTGATTCCAACGGACAGGCCAGGGATTTATCTGATGTGATGGGTGAGTTAAGGACGGCTACGGCAGGTATGACGGCAGAGCAGAAGTCAAACCTGGCAAATACAATCGCAGGAACACAGGCACAGAAAGGTTTGCTTGCTATCTTGAACGCCTCGGAAGAGGACTACAATAAGTTGGCAGATGCCATCAACAATGCAGACGGAGCAGCAGCGAATATGTCTGAAACGATGATGGATAACCTGCAGGGTTCTATCACATTGCTGCAGAGTGCAGTAGACGGAGTGAAAATCTCATTTGGTGAGAGGTTATCTCCATACGTGAGGAGCCTGGCAGATTGGCTTACCGATCAGATGCCAGCGGTTGAATCCGGTCTTGATGAAATGATGGACTGGGTAGATACAAAGGTGGACCGCATGAAGAAGAAATTCCATGACTTAACAGAGTCAGAAGAATGGAAAAACGCAGATTTCCTCGGCAAGGTGAAACTGAGCTGGGATGAATTTATTGCTGATCCGTTCAAAGAGTGGTGGAACACCAAAGGAAAAGCAAAATTTGCTGACTTCGCCGGAGACATCGGAAAAGGTATTGGCAGCGGAATTAAAATCGGCGTTATGACAATGCTCGGTATTGACATCTCGGAAACATTCGACGAGGGAACCAGCATCGGAGCGTCGTTCGCTAAAGGATTCTCAGAGGGATTTGATTTCGATGCCGTGTCTGCGAAGCTGATGGATGGACTCGGTAATTTAGTATCAAATGCGGGCAAACTGCTTCCGGGCGGTAAGTCTGCAGATTTGTCGTCTGTATTCTCAGCGGTATTGCTCGGTAAGATTGCCAGTCCGTTTATCAGTCTTGGCAAGGGAGCAATCAGCCTGGGGAAAGCAGGAAAGACGGTATTAGGTTCGGGAACCGGAGAGATGGGACTTGGGACAGCGATGCTTGGTTCGTCCGCAATGGGTACCGGACTTCTCGGAAAGTCAGCAATGCTGGCAATCAACCTCGGAGCAGGAAACCTGGCCGGGGGAGCATCACTAAGTGCAGGAGCTTTATCTGCAGTCGGAATGGGTGCAGGAGCAGGAGCGATTGCCGGTGGTGCAACACTCGTAAGTAGTGCAATGGATTTGTATAAATCTATCAAGTCCGATAATAAGGACGAGAAAGCCGCTTACGGTGGTTCAGCCGCTTGGAAAGCAGGCGGTGTAGCAGCTGGTGCGGCGGCCGGTGCAGCACTTGGTTCTGTAATTCCTGGTCTTGGTACAGCAGTCGGCGCTTTAATCGGTGCCGGTGTCGGAGGTATTGCAGGATGGATCAAGGGCAATAAAGTCAAAGAAGAGTACCAGGATAATGTCGAAGAAATGCAGAAGGAAGCCGAGAAAGCTCAGAAGATTTTCCAGGCAACCGGTTTGTCAATCGAAGATGTACGATTTCAGAATAAGGCTCTGCAGGACGCTATGAACGATAGCGAGGTTTCTGCAGAGCAGTTTTCAGCTATGTTCCAGGAAGAGTGTGAAAACGTGGCAAAGAATGCTTTCGGAAAGATTAAGTTATCCCTGGAAGAGGTCAAGAGTATTGCAAGTGATATTACATTCGGCGATATGACGGACGGACTGAACACCTTCACAACAGCAACCAGCGACACACAGCAGGCACTTAGCGACCTGCAATCATCAGTATCGACCTTGAAAAAGGAGAACTGGAAAGTCAGCTTAGGAATGAAACTGGACGAACTGCAGAAGGACGATTACAAGAGTGCAATCGAAACCTTCATCAGCGATAGCCAGTCCTACATTGACAACAACCATTACGAGGCAACAGTCGCTTTGAAACTGCTTACCGGAACCGACGCAGACACCAGCGGCATAGACAGTTACTACGGCAGCATGAAGAAACAGCTGGACGACTTGGGAAAAGAACTTAGCGGAAAAGTGGATATTGCCTTAGAGGATAGCGTTATCAGTCTTGACGAGTCTGCAGAAATTCAGAGCTTGCAGGATCAGATTTCGGCTATCACAGGAAAGATTTCGCAGGCCAGGACGGATGCGGAATTTGACACATTGAAGATTAAGTATTCCGGCGCAGAGCTGGATATGGATAGTTTCAATGCTTTGCAGGAAGAGCTGCAGACGCAGGTAAACAATGCGTCGGACCAGTACGAGCAGGCGCTTACGCTCACGCTCACAAATCTGAACCTGCAGCTGGCAGACGGAGCTATCACGCAGGAAGAGTACGATGCGGCCGTAAAAGAGGCGACCGATGGCTACTACGCCCAGTTGAATGAGATTAACGCAAGAGTATCTTCGTTCAACTTGGAAACGATTGCCGAGGCGTGGGACTCCTCGCTTCAAGGCTATATGCCGGAGATTGAGGGAAGCACGAAGGAGAAGTTGGAAACAGCTTTGAACAATGCGTTGCTGGCACACCCGGACGTACAGACTTGGACTGCAGCTGATGTGGCAAGCTGGATGGGATTAGACAAACTCAATCTCGATACGGCAGTTCAGACGGATATTGCAACTCAGATTTTACAGACGGCGCTTGCGGTACCGGAAGGCACCAAAGAGAAGATCACGCAGGATTTCAAAGATTCTGTACCGTCTGCGGAAGAAATCAAAGAAGCAATCGACTGGGATTCAATGACCAATGAGGACTGGACGGAACTCATGGAGTCCATTACAGGTCCGACGGAAGGCGAGTCAATCGGCTTGAATACAGAGAATCTGAAAAAGAAAATGTCGGACTACTACGGCGAGTATTTCGAGAGCGTCAAGACGTCCTATTCAGAAGCACTTCACAACGCCCTGGAAAACAGCGGCAGCGAAGAAACACTCAGCACATTCATGCAACAGTATATGCAGGATCAGATGGCCGATTTTGATTTTTCGACGGTCATGGAGAATTACGGTCCTATCTCGAATGAGTATTACGCTACGCTGCAGGCAGAGTGGCAAACAGCCGGTACAAATCTTGGAACGTCTCTCAACACAGGAGCGTCAACAAGTCTTACCAATGGCTCGGCAGGATTGAGAACCAGCCTGCAGACCTCTCTCAACACAGCAACGGCGAGTCCGTTCAGCATCAGTCCGACGGTAAATGTAACACCGCAGTACAATCTGCTGACACTGCCGACAATTCCAACGACGACATCCACACCAGCGAAACACGCTGCAGGTGGGCGAGTTGGTGGCGGCCCTCAGTTGTCATGGTTGGCAGAAGAAGGTTGGGACGAATTTGTTATCCCGACAAATCCAAGCCGAAGGACAAGAGCACTCGAATTGTACGAGCAGGCAGGCGAAGCACTCGGCGTTTCTAAGCACGCAGATGGTGGTCGCATAGAAGGCTCAAATTTGAGTGATATGGTATCAGACCATAATTTATTCACTGAGGCGACAAGAAACACATCCTATGGCTATAACGACACCACAGAAGGCAATTATGAGGACAACACAGCAGAAACATTTGCTCCGGTAAGTTCGGAGGTACCGACCTCTACACCACAGACCGGTCCGATCAGTGTAAATGTTGCAGTTAGTCCGAATTTCCAAATCGAGGCGAAGGAAGGTCAGAGTGAGGAAGATATTGTTGCCGTAATTAGAAGGCACTTAGGCGAGATCGCAGACGAACTCGGTGGAAACATCGCCGACAAGCTGAGTGAAGTATTCGCCAATATGCCGGTATCAAGTACGAAAGGAGCGTAGGCGATGGATATTAAACTGATTCCGGTGGAAAAGGGTTCAAAGTTTACGTTCCCGGCTCTACCCGAAAAGGTGCAGGGCAAATATGCAGCCAAGTACCAAAGTTTTGACATCATCTCCCTGGGTACCGTAAAGGTACCTAAGGGGACGGATGTTTCAGAGTTTTCGTGGGACGGCGTGTTTTTTGGAGCATCAAAGAAGAATGAGGCAATCGTCAAGAAGAATGCCTGGAAAAGTCCGAATGAGTGTGTAAAAATTCTGAACGACTATATGTTGAATGAGACAGTGCTTACATTGATCGTAACGGAAACGTGGATAAACGTGGATGTTACGATTTCTTCATTTCAGCCGAGACCGGTTGGAGCGTATGGCAACGTCGAGTATTCCATTACGTTTGTTCAGAAAAAACCGCTGAAAATTTATGATACAAACGAGCTGAAAATCACAGCGTTTGTAAAGCAAACGAAACCAAGGGACAGTTCTTCATCGAGCGGAGGAAACTACACAGTAGTCTCCGGAGATACGCTGTGGGGAATCGCCTCAAAGAAATTGGGAAGCGGCGCCAAGTGGACGATAATTTATGATGCAAACAAGGACACGATAGAGCCCACGGCAAAGAAGCACGGAAAGAGCAGTTCGGATCACGGTCACTGGATATGGCCGGGAGAAGTTCTGACAATACCGGGATAGGAGGCACGCTATGATTGATTTGGCGAAAATCCAGTACCGGGTCGTCGTTATGGACGAAAGCAAGAAACAGTACAACATCAAGGAGTACATTGAAAATCTCGGATGGGAAGAAAACGATGGCGAGTTATCCGTCAGAACCTCATTTGTGGCGAAGAATGATAAGACATCCAAAGGCTATCTGTCGAAGATAATCAAGCCGGGGTGCCTGGTCGGAGTATTCGCAACCGACGGTGCTTCCCAGGACGAGGAAGTAGCACGAGGGTACGTGGAAACATGGAATCCAGTTGAAAAGAGCGGAGGACATACGCTGAAATGTACCTGCTACGACGAACTTTACAAACTGCAAAAGAGCCAGGACAACAGATACTTCCCTTCCGGAACTGGCACAAAGTCGGCGATAGAAGGGATTCTTGATGATTGGGAGATACCGCAAGGGTCATACCAAGGTCCAAATGCTTCTCACGGAAAAACAGTGGAGAACAATAAGTATCTGTCAGACATCATCATCAATCTGCTGGACGATGCGGCGAAGAAGGGCGAGGAACAGTGCTTTGTGCAGGCCAGGAAAGGCGAGACGTCTGTTATTCCGAGAGGAAGTAATAAGACGGTGTATGTATTCCGGACAGATAATACACAGATGTTCAGTCAGAGCATAAGCACAGCAGATATGATTACCAGGGTTAAGGTCGTAGGGCAGGCAGACGATGATGGAAGAACCAGTGTTGAAGCCACGGTAAATGGTGAGACAAAGTACGGCATCCGTCAGAGAATTTATACGAGAGGTAAGGACGAAAGCCTTGCGGACGCTAAATCTGCAGCACAGGAAATCTTGGACGATGAAGGAAAAATTAAGAAGGAGATTAAGGTACAGTCTCCGGATGTTCCGTTTGTCCGGAAAGGCGACCTGGTGTATGTAATGAGCGAACTGGCCCAGTCGTATTACTACGTGAAGGGCATCCAGCACACAGCAGACACCTACAGCATGACGATGGATTTGGAGCTTGCAGAACCAAAGAAGGAAAAGGCAAGCTCCGAGAAAAAGAAAGATTACAATGTTGGCGACATCGTGAATTTTCACGGCGGAACCCATTACGTGAGCAGCTACCCAGGCTCAAAAGGCTACAAAGCCAGGGCAGGAAAAGCAAAGATTACGATTAAGAACGGTTCCGGAAAAGCACACCCTTGGCATCTGATCCACACGGACAGTGGAAGCAATGTGTACGGGTGGGTTGACGACGGAACTTTTGATTAAAGGCAGGTGATATAGATGGACCAATTTGACGGACATCCAGGGACAGCGAAACTGGCACAGGTGTTAGATAGGCGAACCTCGCAGAAAACGGAGTCTCCGTTGACTTTGGACTTTGGAGAAATCCAGGCGAACGGAAGTTTGAAAACGAATACGTTCCCGGTGCCGATACCGAAGGGGGACTACACGATCTGCAGGCTGGCCGCAGGATTGACGCTTTCAACCTCGGAACAGAGCTGGCTTAACAAAGCACCGTCGGGTGTTCCTCTTCATAGCCACAGCGTAACGATACCTGCAGTGAAAGCGGGAGATCGAGTGCTGGTTGCTTGGATTCAGAGTGAAGCAGTCGTAATTGATGTGATCGAGAAATCATAAAGGAGGCGAGGCAAATGTCACAGCCGCTATTTCCGGTTGTTGAGGTACCGGATTTTATCTCGGAGGACAGCCAGTACGACACTCAGTACAAAAGGAGCATGAAGTGGGACCCAGAACTAGGAGACTTCGTGAGAGATGGGGCACACCGGATCAAGGAATGCGATGGCAAAGAAGCTTTCGCCATTTGGTGTTTTAAGATCGCACAGACAGAGCGGTACCGCTGTTTGGCGTACCCCGATTCAATCGGTACCGAGATGGAACGTGCCATGGATAATGACGACGAAAAAACCGTTGAGTCTATGGTGGAAAGAACAATCGCAGATGCAATTATGGTAAATCCCCGGGCAGAAAATGTCCGGGATTTTCAATTTACCTGGGAAGGAGATCAGATGCACGTAACCTTCAAGGTAAAGGGTAGCAACTGGGATGAAGAAATAGAGATTAGCTTGTAAAGGAGGTGGAGAGTATGCAGCCGGAATTTAACAGACCGGAGTTCCTGGAAGGAAACTCGGCAGAGGAAATTCACGAGCGAATGATGAACAACCTACCGGACGACATCGACGATATGCCGGGTGGTTTTCCATATGATATGACGATGCCTGCAGCATTGGAAAAAGACGAAATTATCAATTTCCATATCGTAAGGGCACTGATGATTGCGTTTCCGGAATATGCCTGGGATGAATGGTTAGACCTCCACGGTCGCCAGGTGCATCTTACAAGGCACGAAGCGGAACCGGCTTTTGGCTATGTGAAAATCACAGCTGCAGAAGGAACCGAGATTTTATCCGGAACGGTATTTTGTACGGCGGCAACCGAAACCGGCCCGTCGATTGAGTATGCCACCACAGAGAATGCGGTTGTTGGAGGCGAAGGATCAGTGCTTATACCGGTATCAGCGGTTGAAGCAGGCACAGGTTCTAATGTAGCGGCGAATACGGTCGTGCTGATGATGGTACCCGATAAGAATGTGACCGAGATTAACAATCCGGAGCCTATTCGTGGCGGTACTGAAAGAGAGACGGACAATGATTTTTACGACAGGATCGCTGCAGAGTACGACAACAGCATGACCTACCTGGGGAACGATACGGACTATAAGAGATGGGCGAAACAGGCAGGAGCAGGAGATGCGATAGTTATTCCTGTTTGGAATGGCCCTGGCACGGTGAAACTGGTGCTGGTAGACGGAAACGGAAAACCAGCCAATGAGAAGCTGGTGCAGGATGTGTATAACTACATCGTCTCTCCGAATGACAGGTCAGCAAGATTGCTTCCTACCGGAACGGCAGAACTTACTTGTGCGGCAGCCACAACGGTTGCTGTAAATTATGCTATTACAGGCCTCAGCTACGATGAAACAACCGACATCGAGCAGATCAAGGCAGACTTTACGGAAGCCGTGAGAGCAGTCTATGCGCAGGCGAAAACCGAAGGAGTTCTGAGATACAACGATGTAAGACCGTTGATTTCCGCAATCGCAGGAGTCGAGGACTTTGAAACATTCACAATGAATGGGAAAACGCAGAACATCACTCTGAAAAGCGAGGAGTACCCGGACACCGGTACCCTTAATTTTAGTTAGGGGGTGGGAATGTGGAAAAGTTGGATTTAGAGAATTTCCCGGTCAGCGAGAGTGCGAAGAACATGATTGCCTCAGTGTCCGATGGCTTTTACGACAATTCCTATGTTGGAAAGTGGCTGTACGAGGTCATGGGCCAGGAATACGACACGGCAA